TTGTTTGTATTGCAATTTCGTAAATGTTAAAGAAATGTTAAAATGTATTAACATAGTTGTTAATTAAATAATTTGTTTTATATTTGAGTATTATTAATTAAAACAAAACAAAATGGCATTAATACATTCAAATTTATTAATTGAAGATTCAATTAAAGCAGTTAAAGAAAGATTAAAAACAACTTTAGGGAATATTAAGTTTCAAGATGGTCAAGTATTTTGTGATGATATAGAAAAATTAGAGCATTGTATAATGGTTTTAGAAAATTTAGAAGATAAAGAAGATGAAGATATTTGTGAATTGACTGAACTAGAGAGACTTGAGTTAAATGATTTATATATGACTGAAGGAGATAAACAAGAATATGATTACTATACTGCGTATTGGGAAGAATAATAATTAACAATTTAAATATTTTAAAAAACAAAACAAAATGAAAAAATTACAAACTTTAGTATTGATTTTAGCACCAAGCTATTTTATAGCAAGAATGTTATTAGGTTTAATCTTTAACGTATAATTATGAAGAAGATGCTTACAAGATTCGGAGAGTTCTTATTTGTACTACTTATGATTATGATAGTTGCTTATATGTGCTTATGGTTTATATCAATGATATTAATATTATTTAACAGTTAAAAACAAAACAAATGGAAGAAACACTAGACTTAATAAAAAGTTATGTAAACATAACAGACAATTTATGGTTACAAAGACAAGTAGAAATACTTGAAGTTCAAATAAGATTAGAGTTAGAGAACGCAAAACAAGAATACAAATAATATGAATCTAATTAATATTATAAAAACAATAGACCCAGAGTATAACAATAGAGATTTTTGTATAAACTCATTGCCAAATGAAGTAACTTTAATTTCAGATACTGAACAATACTTAATAGAAGTAAGTTTAAAAGATGAGATATTAGAAACTAATTTTTATCAAGGAGAAGAAATATACAAAGCATCAGATGATGAAATAGATTACATCTATAACTATCTTGAACAATTATTGGCAGACAAGATAGAAGAAACAAAACAATACTATAACGAACATAATTACAATTACCAAATATGGAACTAACAAAAAAGAATTTAGAAAAGATTAGTGGCGCAATAATAACATCATTTGTAAATCAACACTTTTTAGAAGAAGCAATGCATACTGGTTTATTTAGACATAGACTAAAAAATAATATAAATAGAACTATAAAAGAATTAATGCATATAGAATCTGAATACTATAATAAGATTGAAGATATAGATGACAAAGGTTTAGGAGATAAACTAATTGCAAACAAATTAGAGTTTGTTAATTGGGTTTTAAATGAATTTGACTTTAATGATTTCTGTAAAATACAGGAAATATGTAAAGCATATACTTTAGACAAAGAAACACTAACAAAAACATCAGATAAAATATTAACTTTTAATGGAGTAGCTGAAGATGAGATATAATTATAATAGAATAGCAGCAGATGAATTAGCAAATGATTTTTGTGAAATAACAAAACTAGATATACTTGATAAATCTAGATCAAATGACAAAGCATACTTTAGAGCATTACTATATAAAATATTAAATGAACTAAACGGTATGAATGATAGAATGATATCAGACTGGTTTGCAGAAAAAGGAATATCAAGAAACAGGTCAAGTATTTTTCATGCTTTAAAAAAGATAGATGTATATTATGATAATTTTACAAGGTTTAGAAATGTATATGATATTTATTTTAATGATAAAAAAGAAGAAACAATAAAGAAAGAACGAGCTAAACTGGAACGTTTAAAGAACAGAACTAAATCAATTAAACAAGTTATATTAAACAAAAAAAAGGATGCACTAGAGTTATTAATAGACACTGTGCCTGATAAAAGAAGAGATGAAATATACGAAATGGTAAATATGCGAATAAAATCTTGGGAATGGAAGTCAAGAGATAAGTGTGAAATAATAGAAAGCAGTACATCAATGGAAGGAATGCATTGGTAACGGGTTATAATATGAGTATTAGGGGAATCGAAAAAACATAAAACAAAGAGGTGCTTAAATAGTTAAATTCGCACTTAAATGCAGCAAGCCTCTTAATCCCCTATTACTTATATTTATTGTTGTATGTCTTTTTTAATTGTATAGAACAGTTATACAAGTCACGTTTTAATGTGTTTTGTGATTAATTTAAAATCATTATAAATTACAAAACTAACTATACAAATCTTTTAAATTGTCATTCTAGAATTATTATATAATTATATTTTTATTTAGTAAACAATTATTTTTGTATATGCTTAATATATAAAATAGTATTAGCAAAATAATAATTAGATGTAGAAGCGGTAACTATACACTTTTCTTAGTGTTAATATCTTTTATTTTTTATATTCAAATATATTTTTTACTTTTAGAAAAACAGTAATACATGTTAGAAAAAGTATTTGAGTCCCATAATAAGTGGATAAATACAACATTAAAATTTGGATGCAATAGAAAAGAGGCAGAAGATATTGTCTCTCAAATGTATCTTATTATAGGTACTATGCTTAAAAAAGGATTAGATATATCTTACGGTGACGAAGTAAATTACTATTATATTTATAGAACATTAAGAACTTCTTTTTTACAATTAAAGAATAAACAAAAAAAAGAAAACAAAATACCAATTGACTTAGTTGTAGATCTAAGTAGTGGAGAATATGTAGACTTTGAATCAGCAAACGACTTAATTGAACAAGAAATTAAAAAACTACATTGGTACGATAAAAAAGTATATAACCTTATACAGAGTGGAGATTCAATAACAGAACTATCAAAGAAAACAAATATTACATACCATTCTTTATATAACACATATAGAAAAGTAAAAGACAAATTAAAAGAAAAATTAGAAGAATGAAATTAGGAGACTTTATAGAGCGCATTACATATTATACTGGTATCAAATGGATATGGAAAAAATTATATCCAAATTGTAAATGCAAAGAAAGACAAGATCAATTAAATGATATCCAATTATGGTAGAAGATAAAATTATTTGGCAAGGCGTAAAACAAAGAATAACGTCAACAATGTCAAATGAAGATTTTAAAATAATGTGTAAACTACATTCAAAGTATTTTAATCATAAGTATAGTGAACCCTGTACTTGTAATAAGAAAATGTTAAGAAACTGGATTGAACAACTGAACGAGAAGTTATTATAAAACTAATCAATAAATAAATTTAAAGCCTAGCAGTAAAATGTTAGGTTTTTTTTATTATATAATTATATGAATAATCAAATTATTTCAAATGTCAGAAAATAAAAGAGGAGGAAAAAGAGAAGGTGCTGGTAGAAAGTCTAAGTCAGAAGAAATGCAATTAGTTGAAATGCTTAATAAACATATTGACAAAGATGAAGCAATTATAAAATTAAAAGGAATGATTGATGAAGGTGATTTTAAAGCAATACAATTATACATGAACTACATGTATGGTAAACCAAAAGAAACCAAGGACATTTCTATAACATCTGAGCAACCTTTATTTGATCTTTAATGTTTCAAACAACTACTGCAATAAAGAAGCTTCACGCACTTAAAAAACGTAAGAAAGTAATTCAAGGTGGTACATCAGCTGGTAAGACATTTGGTATTATACCAATACTTATTGACAGATGTATAAGAACACCAGGTCTTGAAACAAGTGTAGTATCTGAATCTATACCTCATTTACGTAGAGGTGCTATGAAAGATTTCTTAAAAATAATGATGGCAACAAATAGATTTAGAGATAATCAATGGAATAGGTCTGCTTTAAAGTACACATTTACAAATGGTAGTTACATAGAATTTTTTAGTGTTGAACAACCAGACAAATTAAGAGGTGCAAGAAGAAACGTATTGTATGTGAACGAAGCAAACAATGTACCTTTTGAAGCATACACACAATTAAGTATTAGAACATCTGGCGATATATGGATTGACTTTAATCCAACTGCTAATTTTTGGGCGCATAAAGAAGTTGTAGGAAATGATGATGCAGACTTTATTACATTAACATATAAAGACAATGAAGCATTACCAGAAACTATTGTAAAAGATATTGAGTCTGCAAGAGATAAAGCAAAGACAAGTACTTATTGGAGCAATTGGTGGAAAGTATATGGTCTTGGACAAATAGGAAGTTTAGATGGTGTATGTATTCCAGACTGGAAAGAGATTAAACAACTACCAACAGAAGCAAGGTTATTATGTTACGGAATGGACTTTGGTTATACAAATGACCCAACAACATTAATTGGTTTATATAAATATAATAACACTTATATTTTAGATGAGGTTATACATCAAACTAAATTACTAAACGTAGATATATCAAACATACTTAAACAACTTAATATAGATGATATAATATATGCAGATTCAGCAGAACCAAAATCAATTGCAGAATTAAGAACATATAGACATAAAGTAATGCCAGTTAAAAAAGGTAAAGATTCAATTGTGTATGGTATCAACTTAATAAATCAAAATGATATTTATGTAACCTCAACAAGTAAAAACCTAATTAAAGAATTACAAAGTTATAGTTGGATGAAAGACAGAGAGGGTAACACTATCAATAAACCAATTGATGCTTTTAACCATTGTATTGATGCAGCACGTTATGCAATTACATCACAGTTAAGTAGTCCAAACAAAGGTAAATACAATATAAGATAATGAGTAATGAGGAAATGATTTCTACTATTCAATGCTTTATACATCATAAAACAAATAAGCAAATAAGAATATTGAAACCAAAAACACCAAACCAGTTTTTATTACTTACAAGTCTATATGAAAAATGTATAGGCTTTTTTATAAGACATTAATATAATAGTATTATATATATAT